CTGCTCCAATGGTGTTTCCCCTTCCCTTTCCAGTACGTGCGCCAAAATACATGATCCTGAACCATCTTGGGCGCTTTTGCTGGCCTTACCCCTACGTAATCGGCGTGTCCTGCTAGTTCGGCGTAGTGGTCCCACGTGGACTGTATGAATTGGTAGGCCCCGGATCCGTACCTGCCGTCGGCGCGGTAGTTGCCGTGTGATTCCCTCCACATGACGCATTTACGGAAAGGCTCGGCATCTGCCACGTACCATTTTCCGGTGTACGTCGAGTCGGGGATTTGGTTAGGCCCTTGGGCCATGACCGCCACTAGGACGGCCTCGAATATCACTCGCCTGCCTTTGTCCGAATGATTCGGACATTTGAGGTCGGGTACTTACGGATTGCGATAGTGCTCATTTGTTTCCTCCTCGAAATACTCGGATAGATCCGGCTCGATTACGGGTGCTATTTCGGTCGTGAAGCCTAGCGATACGCCAGGTTTAGGCTCCTCCTCCGGCTCGGGCTCCTCGCCCATAGCAACGGCTATGGACGCTAGAAACCGTACCAGGCTGCGGATTTCCCTCGGTTGCATTATTAGGTCGGACTCTAGGTGTACCTGCCCGATTTTGATTAGGAGCATGGCCTGTGCATGGATTCAGCGATCAGGACGTAGCCGATTTGGTCGAGGTAATGGTCGCGGCTGTAGCCCCTGTGGGCGCGTGCGATCTTGAGTAGGACCATCATTTGAGCGACCTCGGAGCCCTCGATCGGCACTCCTAAATAGGCGCTCCACATTCGAGCGACTGCGTTATGCGTGTCGTGGTAATCACCGTGGGTTTCCATCCGGTCACCCTCTACTGTGCCTGTTGCGTCGTACGCAAGCTGCGGATCTATCATGTTCCCTCCTTAGATAGGCCTAGTTTCCCCATTTGCCAGCATTTTGCACCACGATTTGCAAATACAGACGCATTTCATATATGCGCTTGTTTTGGTCGTGACGATACCCGCGGGGGTGAGCTCCATCGAGCCGCACCGGGGGCACGAGGACATGTCGCCGGACCATAGGCCGAGGTGTGGCATTTTGATGATCGGCAGGAGGGCCCTAAATAACAGTTCGGTCACGATTGTGTCCTGTTTGTTATATCGTCGGAACGCGCTCCACGCTTTATCGTCCTCATCGAGAACTTTTTTCCAGAGCTGCGCCACCCCGGTTTCGAGCTTGGTTTCTAGTCCTAGCGCCTGCGTCACGTAGCCGAGCCGGTTACTAGCGAATTTATAGCGGCGCTTCACTACCTGATATAGGTCTATGTCGTGCCAGGGGCTCGGCGGCGGATAGCCATTCTCTAGCAGGGTGCGCAGAATGATTGGCAAATCGTGGCGTACGCCGTTATAGGTGACAATTATGTCGGCTTCATCGAGGACTTGCCAGAGCTGATCCAACATGGATTCCACGCCGTCGTGATACTCCGAAGCGAAAATCACACTAGATTTCCCATACCATTTCCCAGCCCAGCAGAGCAGGCGAGCAGGCTCGACAATCTTATCCGGGCTGATATTTGCGCCCCAAAGGTCATAGCTGTAAACGAGATGCGGAGAATTCTCGACATCGAGGCTCAGGATACGAGGTTTCCCCGTACCTTTGCCGTGGGCCATGAGCCTAGGCTTTCCTCAGAATTGGTAACGGAAAGCGCCTGCGGCCCTTGATTGGGCGTTCCGCGGCCTTGGTGAATGACACGTGGATATGCGATAGGTGACCGTATCCTTTGCCGCGCCACGTCCAATAAGTGTTTTTGTACGTGCCGGATGCGATTTGGTCGTTAAATACGACGTACTTGATGCGCTCGGATCCAGGCTTACCGCTACGCGCGTAAGCGATCAGCTGATTAGCGAGCTCTTGTGCGGCCTTCCGGCCCCCAGGGATCAGATCGGCGTCGATATCGAGTGCGTGTACCCATCCTCGACTGTCCGGGTTATGGTCTGATTTCCGCGCCTGGTGGGCGCTGTCACCAATCCAGCCATCCGAGCGCCGATCACGCTTAGGCCACCGAGCGTCGATCTGCTTCCTCAGCTGCACACCTGCCGGGACTAACTTAGCCAACTTCGCCACTCTCCTCGATGCCAGCGATATCGAGCTCATGCACGCTCGTATAGTCGCTCGATGGGTCCGATACGTGCCTAGCGGCTGTCACGGGGGCAACGATCCCGAGTACGGCTGCAAGCAAATTAAGCCACGCTGGGGCCATTTCCTGCGTGATTACGTCATATGCCACCAGGAGGGCCATTACGGCCCCAGCGGCCACGTATAGGGCTTTACGCTGGTTAGCGTTCACTTGTCCCCCAATTGTGCTAGGCGTGCCTCGATGCGGTCGATCTTCTCGGCCACGTCGGTCAGGCTCTTGCCTCCGTTACGCCACCCCGGTTGTATAGCCTGCGTGGATTCCCTAACTACGCGCTCGACGGTGATACGGATGTACCAGCCGACTACGGCTAGGGATACGCCTAGGAGCGCTACGACGCCACCAATGAGCGATACGACCTCATTCGGTTGCATCACCAGATCCCAAAAGATTTGGGTACATAACGGCAATCATGGCGTCAGTAAATCCGAGGCTTTTCGCGTGCTCAATTGCCGCGTTACGAATTACGGCGTCCGCTGCGGCCTTGGCATCTGCAATTTCCTGTGATGCTTGCATCGCTGCCAAATCGGCTTCCTTTTGAGTAATCTCCTCAGCAGTAAATGGACGCTCAATTACTTGGCCTGTTTTGGCGTCGGCTTCTATTGCCGTGTATTCATTCATGGTTGCTCCTAAGAATTCCGATAGCCGTAGACTCTGACGGTTCCGGACATATTGCCAACCGGAATAAGAGTAAATCCGTCGTAAGCCGTACTTAGGCTGTGGTAGCCCGTCAAACTTATGGTTCCTGTGCTTGTAGGATCAAAAAGGCTCCAAGCGGCGTAACTAGTTGGGGACGCTAGGCCCGGAGCGCTGATGTCGATATATATGGCGCTAACGGCTGATTTCCAATAACCGATTTGAGCAGATGTCTGCCCGGTCGTCAATGCTCCACTTAGAGTAGTGTTATTGGCGTTAAAATATTGGAAAGCGTAATTCGCGCCCGACGCGTCTGTACCAGATGCGCGCAATCTAAGACTTACGAAATTGTTTGACGAAATGGTTCCGGTCAAAATAATTCGGTAAGAATCATTGGCGGATGAAAAGCAATTGTTCACGTTGACTGCGGAACTATTAGTGAAGTCGACTTTCGTAATAAAACTTAATCCGCCGGAGCCGGCAATAGCGTCTTCGACGTTTTCGGCAAGTTCTTCGCTAACGGTCGGGTAGTTAGCGACCAAGTCGGAAGCCTCGACGTATGGAAGGTTATAGATCGGCGTGTAGCCCGTCACGGTTGCTCCTATGCTGCAATCAGGTCGTCAGCTTTGACGACGTTGTACCAGGCGACGCCAGGATTAACGTTGCCCCATTCTAGCGCCGGATCTACATCAGCCCATGTAACGGTCTGATATGAGTATCTCGGGTCGCTGATGCTGAAAGTAATAATGTGTTGGCCTGGCGTGTACGTTTCGGCCCATCCCTCGACGATGCCGGTAAAGCTCGTGTATGGCGCTGGTGACGGTAGGCCTGGGACTGTGACGGTTGCGCCGTTAACGAGGGCTAGCACGATATCCCTATCTTGGGTGTCTAGTTCGTGTACGAGGACCGAGATCTGCCCCATCTGCCACAACGGGTTTGCCTGGGCGGTGAGGATGGATCCAGCACGCGCGGTGGCGTCTGCTTCCTTGCGTAGCCCTGAGGTGAGCGAATAGGAGCGCCTACCGTATAGGGCGATCGAGGCCGAATCCTCGGACTGCTCATAGGAAAGGTTGTCCGGGTTTCCGTATGACACGGTGACATCGTTCACGAGGCTCGTAAGGTTCTGCGTCCACGTCGGGCTAAACACGACCCCCGACTCCGGGAACGTGTACGAGGCGAACGAGGTCGGAAATGAGTCCCATGACTGCTCGTAGAAAGTCCACGGCTCTTGTAGAGCGTTCCACGTGTTCGCATAATGCGTGAGGCCTCGATCACCGTACGACTCGAAAGCGATCAGACCCTCGGGCGTGTCGAAGAATGTAGCCCCTGAGCCTTCTGCGAGCTCCTGGAGCGCTTGTAGCACGGGGACGATGTTCGGGTCGGTCTGGTGCATTTCGAGGCTGTCAGAGCCCCCATTGAGGTAATTCAGGCCACCGTCGGTGAGGATGACCTCTGCGCGTTCTCTGACGGTCTCGTGGTCGAATCCATCCGTGCCAGTCAGTGCTAGGCCGAGTTTCGCCAGGTTTCCCATAGCGATAATCGTGGTTATAGCCTCCGGTGGATCGCTCGACAGGTGAACGATCTGAATATCCGACACCTCGCCCGTGAATCGACAGAATCCGCCATAGGCCCCGATTTTGAGGCTGTCAGCCATTTTCACGGCTACGCCTTCCGATCCACGGATAACGATCTGCGCGCTCGATGCTTCCGGCTGAGAAAGTACGTCATTACGGCCGTGCTGCACCGATACCTGATACTCAACGTTCGAGAGGTCGATCTCGACGTCGGCGATCTGAATACAGGTGATCGGTGAGGTCATCGAACGACCGGGTTCACGTTGCGCCCGGCTCGGGCGTCACTATTACGGATCAATCGGGCAAGGTCGGCGGCCATAGCCTGCTCGGTCAGAGCTGCCTGTCGTGCTTCTTCCTTCGCTCTAGCCTCGGCTCTAGCGGCTTCTCCGGCTGCCTGGGCTGCTGCGACGGCTGCTGCTACAGATGCCGCGATCTCGGCCTCGATGTTAGCGCCGATGGGCTTACCTATGGCTTTGCCGACCTTGGCCCATTTGGGTAGGTCGTCGCTGATCTGCTTGGCGGTGGCACTGAGCATTTCGATAGCGGATTTCTCACCTGCGAGGAGGAATTCCGGAACCATGGCCTCGCCGACTTTGGCGGCTGCATCGACGGCGGTTACGTATTTCTCGCTGAGGGTCTTGACT